GTCTAGGTAACACTACCCAATACAACAGCCCCAAGCAAGTTGGTTCCCTAACCACATGGTCAAGCATTGCTGGTGGTTTTTATCACACCATCACCATCAAACGCGGTTAATTTTTTCACAACAGGAGAAGCAAAATGCTCTATGTAAAAGTCGTAAACAATGAAGTCACCCAATGCTGGGATACCCAACCGCCTGCCGGTGAGTCTGGCTGGCGTTCTGCTGTTGAGGTTCGCCCTGCAATCATTGCTCATCGTCAAGGCTACACGGCCCATACTTTCGATCTGTCCACTGATCCGGTAGGTATCGTTTATGGTACTTATGACATCACGGTGGCTGACCGCAAGGCAGGCATGAAGATGAACGCAAGCATGGGCTATCAGCAAGAGATGCAGAAACAGATGATGGACCCTATGGCCTATGATCCTGTCAAGCTGCAAGCGGCTAAAGATGCTGTTGCGCCGAAGGTTGCGGCTATTGAAGCTGCGACTACGCACGACGAACTGGACGCATTGATGTGAAGCTGAATCTCGGCTGTGGGTACAACAATCATGTTATCGAGCGTGAGGTGAACAGACGGCCCAACATCTGCCATTCGGTGCAGATCAACGCCAAGGTGTTCAAGTGGTAGTCCTCATCTGCGGCCTGCCCGGTAGCGGCAAGACGACACTGGCTAAAACGCTGTCGGAGATCCTGCCGTCAGTAACTTGGTACAATGCCGATGTCGTCCGTGCTGAATACAATGACTGGGACTTCTCTCAGGAAGGCAGGATACGGCAGGTGGACAGGATGATTACCTTAGCAAACAAGGCAACTACGGATGTCGTGATATGCGACTTCGTAGCTCCGACAGAGGCCATACGGCAACGGTTCAATGCTGACCTTTTAGTCTGGGTAGATACAATCGAAGCTTCGAGATATGATGACACAAATGCACTATTTGAGCCTCCCGTAAAGTATGATGTACGGGTGACTACCAAGGATGCTCCATGGTGGGCAATGATGATAAAAGGAAAACTATAAATATGGATCAAACATTTATCAACTTCGCTCTAGCAGCCGCGTCATCCATGCTTGGCTGGTGGGCCAGAGAAATGTGGACTTCAGTCAAGGAATTAAAGGAAGATCTTTCTAGACTCCGCGAGGAACTGCCTAGAGACTATTGTATCAAGATCGACCTCGATAAACGGTTCGACCGCATGGAGCAAATCCTAGATAAGATTTGGGAAAAGTTAGATGGTAAGGTAGACAAGGGTCATAGCTAATAGATAGGACTTAATATGCCGATACTGATCTTCTTGAGTAATTTCCTTGGTCAGCCAGTAATTGTGACTATTGTTCCAGCACAACTTCCTAAGATCGAATTCCAGGTTCCAGCACCAGCTAAGACAACCGATGCAGAGCCTGCTGGCTGTCGGCATACAATCTGCAAAGCGTAGGAGATATTATGATTGAATCACTGCTCGGTGGTTTGTTCGGTGGGATATTTCGTGTAGTCCCTGAATTCCTGAAACTTTGGGATTCGAAAGATTCTCGCAGGCATGAATTGGCGATGCTAGACCGCGAGTTCGAATTCGCAAAGCTCCGTTCTGAACGCGAGATGCACACGATTGACGCTGAGGTTGACAAGGCTCATCTTGAGGCACTTGGTGCAGCATTAGATGGACAGGCTAAGATGGCAGTTGCTGGTGGTAAGGTTGCGGCCTTCCTTTCTGCTTTGGTCAGACCTATTGTGACCTACTGGTTCGTAATCCTCTATTCAACAGTCAAGATTGCAATGATGCTCGTGGCTTATGAGCAGTCTGCAGACTGGAGAATAGTTATGATCGAATCATGGAATCCAGAAGACATGGGTATCTTTGCAGGTATCATCGCATTCTGGTTCGTTGGTCGTACCTTCGATAAGAAATGAAGACTGCTATCGAGTACGCCGCTGACCTTTGCCGTGTGTTTGAAGGCTATCGCAGTGCGCCATATTTATGTCCGGCAGGGATTCCAACGATAGGTTATGGAAGCACTTTTTATCCATCTGGTAAGAAAGTAAATCTCAATGATGCGCCGGTCAGTAAGGATCAAGCAGAACAGTTGTTATTATTAGAGCTTACAAAGGTGGAAGAATGGGTCATCGCCCTCTGCCCAACCCTCACAAGTAATAAACAACGCGCAGCCATCATCGACTGGGCATATAATCTAGGTGTCGGCAGACTCCGTGCCAGCACCATGCGAAAGCGCATCAACGCTAAAGATTGGGAATCGGCCCGTAAAGAACTTTTGAAATGGAACAAGGCTGGCGGTAAAGTATTACCAGGTCTTACTAAGCGTCGTTCTGCCGAGGCATTACTCCTACGAGGTGATTAATATCTTTGGTGTAAAAACAGCCTATATTGAATGAAAAGGAAATAAACATGAGCACCAGTGGTTCAACTAATTTTTCAGTAACGAGAGACCAGTTGATCGCTGGTGCTCTTCGTCTTTGTGGTGTACTCGCTGAGGGTGAGACTGCTACGACAGAGCAAATTAATAATGCCAGTGAAGCACTCAATATGTTGGTTAAGCGTCTTGAGGCTGATGGTATGCCCTTATGGGCCATTAAACAATATGCAGTTCCAATGGCTGCAGATACTAGTGCATATAACATTGGTATTGGTCAAACAGTAAATACACCAAAACCATTGAAGGTCATACAAGCCTTTATTCGTGATTCAAGTAATAATGATACGCCTATGCGAGTTATTACTAGACAGGAATATAATGTACTTGGTAACAAGACAAGTTCTGGTCGTCCTATTCAAGTATTCTATGAGCCTCTTGGAGATTATGGAGTATTACATCTATTCCCTACTCCTAGTTCTACAGATGCTTCCGGTAATACACTATATATTGTTTACCAACGTCCCTTTGAGGACTTCGATGCAAGTACAGATAATCCAGACTTTCCTCAAGAATGGTATGAAGTATTAAAATACCAGTTAGCTGTTCGTATGGCTGGAGAATATCAGATTGATTTGCAAATTCGACAAGCTCTTGGTAGTGAAGCTCGTGATCTAAAAGATGCTGCATTAAGTTTTGGTACTGAAGAAGGTAGTTTCTATTTTCAAGCAGATAATCGAGGCTGGTAATTATGACTACTCGTGTACCTGAGACTAAAACAGTTCGGTATATGTTTACTGGGGGCTTAGAGTCTCGACAAACATCTACNACAAAAGACAAACGGTTTGTTAATCTCTNTGAGGAACGGATTAGCAAGGATGGTACNGACACAGCAATGATTAAACGACCTGGACTAGCCTCTTATTTAGATCTACCTAGTGGCGTTGGTCGAGGACTCCAGTCTTTTAATAATAATCTGTGGACAGTCATTGGTAATAAATTATATAAGAATTCCANAGAAGTTCTCATACTAAGCACATCCACAGGTGAGGTTGGTTTTACTGAGGCTACACAGGATGGGGCAACGATTCTGTTTTTCTGTGATGGTACTAATGCATACTTCATCGATACAAGCGATATAATCACACAGGTAACTCTTACTTACTCTGCTTGGACTGCTTCTACTGCATATGTACTTACTAATCGGCGTAGACCAACTACTGTAAATAACCTATATTATGAGGTTACAACAGCAGGTACAAGTGCAGCAACAGAACCTACTTGGCCTACTACTGTAGGTACTACTGTTACTGATGGTACTGTTGTATGGACTTGTAAAGGATACTATGGTGGTTTCCCTTCACCACATATCCCTACACCTATCTTCATTGATGGCTATGTAATGCTTGCTAAAGCATCCTCAGCAGACATTTATAATTGCGCTCTGGAGAATGTAGATTCTTGGAATCCAGCAGATTACATTACATCAGAAATGTTTCCTGATGATATTAAAGCTCTTGCTCGGCAGAATAACCAAGTAGTTGCTTTTGGTGAATATGGTACAGAGTTCTTTTATGACAATGGTGCAAATCAAGTAACAGGCACACCTCTTGCCCGTAACCAGAATACCTTCTTACAAATAGGCACACCTGCTCCATACTGTATTGGTCAGAGTGAGCAGAACTGCTTCTTTATTGGTGTAAGTCTTACTGGTGGACGTACTGTATGGAAGTTAGATGGATTCAATGCTACAACTGTAGGTACTCCAGCCATTGACCGAATTCTAACTGAAGAGGATTCAAATATAGTAAATAGCACCGGCTATCTTATTCGTATTTCAGGGCACTTCTTCTTTGTTATTTGTCTTACTAGCCGTACTCTTGTTTACGATATAGACTTAGGCTTATGGCATGAATGGACATCAACAACTCAGAGTACAATTGGTTCTTCCCAAATTAATGGAGATGATCTAAACGTTTTGGCTATTAACGGAAATGATTCAAGCTCCCCTATTTTTATAACTACTGGTTTTGTATGGCGGCATGGTGCAGACACTTGTTCTTGTGCCAATAATGGTAAGATGTATATTCTACATGAATCTGATGGTCGTATAGCTTATTTCGATCCAACAGCATATACTGATATCTCTCAGGTTATTCGTGCAGAAGTAAATACATCTATTATTGATTTTGGTAATTACAATCGTAAGTTCCTGCATAGGGTAACAGTTCTAGGCGATCAGGCATCTAATCTTATCTTCTTAAAATGGACAGACGATGATTACCAAACTTGGAGTGCTCTTAAGTCTTTAAGTATTGCTAATCGACCTGTATTCCATCGACTAGGCTCTTTCCGCCGTAGGGCATTTAATATCTATTATACGGATAATTCACCACTTCGTTTAGATGGGCTTGAGTTTGTCTATTCTGAGGGAGCTACCTAGCATGGGATACAAGATTCCCTTAATACAGGGCGATGGTTATACATTCTATATTGAGCCATATTCAAAACAAATCTTTGTCCATTGTGATGTACAAGATAATCCGACAGTAGGCATAATTAAAGAGATGCTCTCTAAATGGAAACAATTCCGTGAAGTTACTTGTGCCGATTTCTTTGCTATTCATGATGATATTAAAAACAAACCTACACATAAAAAGTTTCTAACTTTATTTGGGTTTAAGTTTCTAGAATCACGTAAGGCTATTAACGGAGAGACCGTTGAGATCTGGTCTAATACTGTAAAGGTACCTAAATGTCAATGAAATATAAATATAATCCACTTCTCCGGCATCCTGGATATAATGGAGAT